TGAAGGAACTCTGGGACTTCCTGGATGAGGCGGACATCGTGGTAGCACAGAACGGCGTGGCCTTCGACATCAAGAAGATCATGGCCCGCTTCATCCAGGCAGGCATGCCACCGCCCTCTCCCTTCAAGGTGGTGGACACCATGCTTGAGGCCCGCAAGATCGCCCGCTTCACCAGCAACAAGCTGGCGTGGTTGAGCGAGGTGCTGACGGACACCCCGAAGCTGTCGCACAAGGAGTTCCCGGGCTTTGAGTTGTGGACGGAGTGCCTGAAGCGGAACCCGAAGGCGTGGAAGGTGATGCGGAAGTACAACCCCGTGGATGTGATCGGCACGGAGGGCGTGTACCTCAAGCTCCGCCCGTACATCGTGGGACACCCCAACGTGGCGGCGTACTACGAGGACGAGACCGAGCGCTGCCCGAAGTGCGGTAGCGTACACCTTGAGAAGCGGGGCTTCAGCTACACCCAGACGGGAATGTACCAGCGGTTCATCTGCTTGGCCTGCAAGGGCTGGAGCCGGGGACGCTACACCATCAACACGCTCACCAAGCGCAAGGCGCTGTTGAGCAACTGAGGAGAGACTATGCAATACCGCAACGTGAGCGACGAGGATGTGCTTGATGTCCCTATCGGCTACACCTTCACCCCTGTCCGAGAGGACGGCAACGTCATCGTCTTCAGGGACGCAGGTGACACCCTACGCACTCGGTATAAGGCGGCCTACGAGGAGGTGTTTGAGGCCCCGGTTGCCCCACCCACGCCTGCACCCTACGCCGTGCCCGCCGAGGTGGACCCTACCGGCCGCGATGCCCACGCCCCCGGTGCCAAGCTGGATGCGGGCAAGGCTGCCTACGACATGGCCCTGTTCTCCTTCCCGCTCGCCATCGCTGCGGTCAACGCGGTGGGTGAGTTCGGTGCCAAGAAGTACAGCCCCGGTGGCTTCCTCCATGTGCCCAACGGGCAGAAGCGCTACCTCAACGCGGACCTGAGGCACAAGTCCAAGACCCTGCAAGGGGAAGAGGTGGACCCCGAGACCGGGGAGCTTCACGATGCGCATTCCGCATGGTGCGCCCTCGCCAAGCTGGAACTGAAGCTGCGAGGCAAGGAGTGATGGACACCCTCTCGGACTTCTACCTTCTGGTCATAGCAGCACAGCGGCGCTTCTCCTCCCTTACCTTTGAGAATCAGGTGTACCAGATCATCGACCGGGACTTGCGCTTCGCAGGCTGGTCCGATGAGCGGCGTGCGGACCTGTACTCTCTGCTGGTGGAGAGCATCACCTCGGAGGACAGGATCGGGGATGTGGAACTCAAGGTGGCCGAGGCATGGAAGAAGAACTCTGGGAGGTTCCATGGCTGACGGTCTAATCCTGAACCTTGCCCTACTGGCCTCGATCACAGCGATCCTGCTGGCTCTCATCTACTTCTCACTGAGGGACTGACATGGCTGACTACATCATCCAGAAAGCGATTGACCGCAAGGACATGAGTGCCAGGGCCCTGAAGGGCACGGAAGGCAAGGAGTACGATGTGCAGCCCAAGTACGACGGGTGCCACATGGTCGTGAAGCTGTGGCCCGGTGGCGCATGGGCCGCTGAGTCCGCCACCGGGGAGGTTGTGAAAAGCTGCAACCACATTGTCGATGCGCTGATGTCGGTGCTTGAAGTATCCGAACCCCTCGCCGTGTGCGGTGAGGTGTGGGTACCCGGCACGGAGTTCCCGGAAATCTCCGGGGCCTTCCGCAGGCACAGCCCGCAGCCTCACCTGATGTTCGCAGCGTTCGATGTGGTGGCGTTGAAGGGCGAGGTGCTTGACGATCCCCGCCCCTACCGCATGCGGACCACCCCGCTGCGCCACCCTGCCTACAAGCACCCCTCTCTAGTCCGCTTCAACGCGGGCTTCGCTGGCCCGATCAACGAGGAGGAGTACGCCAAGAAGCTCAAGGCTGCGGGCGGCTATGACGGTGCCATCCTGCATGACCTGGACGCACCGTACAAGGTGGGCCGCTGCCGAGCAGGGGAGGTCATCAAGATCAAGCCCCTGCTATCCTTCGACCTCATGGTCACGGGTGTGGAGAAGGCCATCGGCACCAAGACTGGAAAGAACACCGGAGCCCTGGTGTGCCGGTTCAAGGAGGGTGCCGAGGTGCGGGTGGCTACCGGCCTGACCCAGGCGGAGGTCGAGGACATCGACAGCTTCGTCGGGAAGATCATTGAGGTGGAGGCCATGGCTATCACCAAGGACGGCTTGCTGCGTGAGCCCCGATTCAAGGGTGTCCGTTACGACAAGGCGGCACCAGACTTTTAAGGAACAGGATGACGACGCAGTACGATATTGAACTGAGGATGTACAACGGCGGCATCGACCGTGCAGTGAACATGATGACCAAGGCAGAAGACAAGGGGCGAGCAGTCCAGAATCCGTATGCCAAGGAACTCCTTGGGGACTACGTACTGCCGCTCGCTGAGGCCATCAAGGCAGAGCTTAACAGCACCCGGGCCGGGAGGCAGCAGGCACACAAGTCCCTGCTCGCCCCGCTGGACCCCGAGGCCGTGGCCTTCCTCGCTGTGCGGGCGGTCATCAACATCCTGCTGTCTGCCAAGGGGATTGACGGCACCGTCCGCACCGTGGGCGGGAAGATAGGGCAGGCCGTGCACAACGAGCTTGTCCTCGCACAGATAGAACTGGACAACCCGGACCTGTACCACACCCTTGCCCGGGACCTAGGCCGCAGGCAGAGCAAGGACGAGCGCCATCGCATGACGGTGTTCAAGATGCAGGCCGCGAAGAACGGCATCGAGATAGTGGAGTGGCCCTACGGAGGCAAGGCCCAGGTCGGGCTGTACCTGCTGGAGCTACTGGAAGTGGCAGGCATGGTGGAGATCGAGCCCCTGCGCCACGAGCGCGGGAAGTACGCACCGCAGGTGGTGTCCCTATCCATGGACATCATGGAGCGCATCGACAAGATCAAGGCGTTCGTCGCTGTGACCATGCCTATGTACGGGCCGTGCATTGAGCCTCCCCGGGATTGGACCTCGCCTAACGATGGCGGGTTCCACACCCGGGAGCTTCGTCGCACGCACAGCACCCTGGTCCGGCACCGCCTAGCGCGAACGGACCTGTATCGAAACGCACAGATGCCGAGAGTCCTCGCTGCGGCCAACGCCCTGCAGCGCACGGCCTGGAAGGTGAACGGCAAGATGCTGGACATCATGATGCAGCTTGCGGCCACGGCCTCGACCGGAGAGATAACCTCCCTGGTGGATGCGCCGAAGCCCGCTGCCCCGGAGTGGCTTGCTGCCGCTGGGCCTAGGGAGACCTGGGCCGAGGACCGGCTGATGGAGTTCAAGGTGTGGAAGCGGAAGATGGCGGACTGGTACACGGAGCGGAAGCTCATGGGCATCAAGTACGGGCGGTTCTACACTGCCACTCGGGCGGCGCAGTTCTACAGGGAGTTCGACAGCATCTACTTCGTTCACTTCGCGGACAGCCGGGGACGGCTCTACCCTATGACCGTTGGCGTTAACCCCCAGGGTAGCGACATGCAGAAGGCGTTGCTCATGTTCAGCAAGGGCATGCCTGTGGATACCCCGGATGCTATCCGCTGGTTCCATGTGCAGGGTGCCAACAAGTTCGGCTTTGACAAGGCAACCTTAGAGGAGAGACACAAGTGGGTGATAGAACGACAGGACCTGATCCTATCCTTTGCGGAGGACCCGATCAACAACAGGGGCTGGGAGGAGGCGGGGGACCCGCTGCAGTTCCTCGCGTGGTGCTTGGAGTACCGGGCCTGGGTGATGGACTCGACGGGTACGTTCTTGTCCCACCTGCCCATCAGCATGGATGGATCGTGCAATGGGTTGCAAAACCTCAGTGCCCTGCTGCGGGACGAGATTGGCGGACGAGCAACGAATCTCTCGGCCAACTTGGTGATGGAGGATATTTACAAGAGGGTAGCCCAGGCCGCTACGCTACGGCTGGAGCAGACGCATTACGAAGACTCTGTGAAAGAATCATTGCGGGTACGGTGGCTCGCGGCAGGGATAAGCCGTAGCGTAGTAAAGCGCAGCGTGATGACCACACCGTATGGAGTGACAAAGCGCAGCGCCATTGACTACGTGATCGAGGATGACCTAAAGCATGGGACATATCCCTGCTTCGAGAAGGCGGAGTACATGAAGGCCGCAACTGTGCTGATGGATGCCGCATGGCCTGCCATCGGGGATGTGGTAGTGAAGGGGCGGGAGTGCATGGAATGGCTGAGAAAATCAGCACGTATCATCTTGCGTTCCCTAGACCCGGAGGCCGAGCCCATCATTCACTGGACATCACCTAGCGGCTTCGTTGCCGCCCAGGCTTACTACGAGGAGGAGGTCCATCGGATCAACACCCGCCTCGCAGGTGGTACGAAGATCAGGATGCAATCCGAGACAGACGTACCGGATAGCAGCAGGCACGCCTCCGGCCTTGCTCCTAACTTCGTGCACAGCATGGATGCTGCCCACCTCCACCTCACAGCGGAGGCAGCAGCGGCAGCGGGTATCCATTCCCTCGCCATGATCCACGATGACTACGGCACCCATGCAGCTAATGCACAGGCGCTGTTCAATGTCATTCGTCAGCAGTTCGTGGCAATGTACGAGGAGAACGACCCCATCCAGGAATTCAAGGATAGGTATAGCTGCATCGAGACTCCCCCGGAGAAGGGCACCCTTGACATCCGAGAGGTACTATCCTCTGCCTTCTTCTTTTCATAACACTCTTATAAGGTACTGAATCAATAGTATGAATTGGTACCGTATAAGATAGGAGAATTCATGTCTCAAGAACTGATTATGACACATCGGCTGTCACTAGATGCGTATAAGCAACTTCTGACCAAGCTGCCCAAGATCGGTGTGCCCCGTACTGCTGAAGAGGCATGTACCCAGGTGGGCATCCAGATGGTGCTGTCTCTGCTCCGCGAGGGGTATGTGGTAGGTGAAGCATGATGAACACGGAGTTGCGTAGAGCAGGCACCCAGGATATTCCGCTGATCGTGGAAGGTCTGAAGTGGATGCTGAAGCATAGCCCCGGCCCACAGATGGTCACGGCAGACATCATGGAGGCGGAACTCAGTGTCCGCAACGCTATCCACAATGGGTTCGGCTGGGTCATCCAGGGGTACTTCATCATGGTGAGCGTTGGCAAGACATGGTACAGCGGGCAGAAGTTCTTGATCGAGGACATCATCCTCCGCATCGAGAAGACCGGCATCCCGGTGACTGCTGCTGTGCAGGCCCTAGACGATCTGGCGGACTTCTACGGCTGCGATAACATCGCGGTCGGGGACACCCAGGTCGGCTACATGACATCCTTCTATCAGGCCCATGGGTACGTTACCCTTGGTACACAACTGTTCAAGGAGGTCCGACAACATGGGCTGGCTACGCAAGAAGACGGGGGCGCAGCAACAAACTGACGCTCTCTACGAGAATGCCCGAGTGGCTGAGGCTGCTACCAAGCAAGCCGCCGCAGGGCAGATCGCCCAACTGCAACAGTCCGCAAGGGCTGCTGCCGACAATCAAGCTATGGTCTCTGCCCGCAATGCGGCTGAGGCCAAGGCATCCGAAGCTGCCGCACAGCCCCTGGCTACGGCAGACGTTGCCCTCTCTGCTCCGCAGGAGGAGACCGCTACCGCTGGCCGTGCCAAGCGCCGTGCCAGCTACGGCAAGAACTATAGCTCGGGGGTCAGCATCTAATGCACTACAACGCACCCGGGTGCTGGTCCTTGCTCAACGGAATCAAGGAACCCCTTGTCCGTAGGTGCGAGCGCTATGCAACCCTGACCATCCCCAAGGTCTGCCTGCCCGAAGGCTTCAACATGCTGGCCGTGGATCAGACCCACGACTACCAGAGCATCGGTGCCCAGGCTACGAACCATCTGACGAACAAGATCATGATGGCCCTGTTCCGCCCCAGCCAGCCCTTCTTCCGCATGAACGCGGGGGACGCGACGAAGGCGCAGCTACAGAAGATCGGCCTGGACGAGACAGCATTGTCCAAGGCCCTGGGCGAACTGGAACGACAAGCCGTGAGGCTGTTGGACAACCGTGCCCAACGGCCCAAGCTCTACACCGCTATCCGGCACCTCATCATCACCGGCAACGTGCTGCTGCACTACGGCAAGGAAACCATCCGAACCATGAGCATCAAGTATTACTGCGTCAAGCGTAATGCTGATGGCTCCGTGCATACGCTCATCATCAAGGAGCGAGTGAAGTACGATGAGCTTGACCCCAAGGTCAAGGATGCCACGCAGGGCCTGTACCACGACATGACGGAAGTGGATCACTACCGCTGGCTGGTCGCCAACGACAAGGGCGGCCAGTGGATCAACGCCACGCCCCTGCCCCCGGACTTCAATGCCAAGTACACCGCAGCCACCATGCCTTACCGCGTGCTGACCTGGGACTTGGCAGACGAGGCGGACTACGGCACGGGCTTGGTCGAGGAGTACGCCGGGGACTTGGAGGCACTGAGCGTGCTGTCTGAGTCCGTAGTGGACGGGGCCGTGCTTGGCGCTGAAATGCGCTGGCTGGTCAACCCCACTGGCATGACCACCGCTGACGATCTGAACGACAGCAAGAACGGTGACGCCCTCCCTGGCCGTCCTGAGGACATCGACGCCATCCAAGGCGGCAACCACCAAGCCATCCAAGTGGCTGATGCTGTGATGTCCAAGTACGAGAAGCGTGTGAGCATGGCCTTCCTCATGCAGACCGGGGTTACCCGGGACGCAGAGCGGGTCACGGCGGAGGAGATTAGGCAGACCACTGCCGAACTGGAGACCAGCTACGGCGGGGTCTACAGCACCCTCGGCACCACCTTGCAGAAGCCCACCGCTGAGTGGCTGCTGCGGGGTGTGGACTCCGACATCCTCCGTGCGGACTTCACCATCACCGTGGTCACAGGTCTGGATGCACTGTCCCGTGGCGGGGACCTGGAGAACCTGCGCCTTGCGCTGCAGGACCTTGCAGGTATCTCTGCCCTACCGCCCGAGCTTCAAGGCCGGATCAAGTTCAACACCATCGCGGACTATGTAGGCAATGGCCGGGGCATCGACCTCTCGCCGTTCCTCAAGACCGAAGAAGAGTACCAGCAGTACCTTGACCAGATGGCTCAAGCGCGTGCCCAAGAGGCGAACGCGATTGCAGCAGGTGAGGCAGGGGCGAAGGCTGGTGCTGCACAAGCCACACAAGGAGCACCCACCCAATGACCGAAGCAGTAGCCGCAGCAGTGGCCCCCGTCGCAGGCGCTGATGGCACACCAGCCGTTGTCGCCCCCGTTGTCGCTGACCTGAGCCTTGACGCTGCACCCGTAGCCAAGGTAGAGCCAGCAGCCGAGGCCGTTACCTACGAGCCCACCGGCGATGCTGGCCTGGACGTTGCCCTGGACTTCGTGGCAGGCAAGGGCTTCGCTGCGGACCACCCCGCCATGCAGGCTGCATCGGAAGGGGACTTTGGCCCCATCCGTGAAGCACTCAAGGCTCTGGGCGACAAGGCCAAGGGTTACGAGAAGTACGTGGCCCTGGCCGAGAAGTCCTTCAACGACACCAAGGCAGGCCATGACACCCGCCGTGCCAAGGACATCGCCTCCATCGAAGGCGCTGTTGGTGGCAAGGAGGCATGGCAGGAGGTGAAGACCTGGGCCGCTGCCGCCACCGAGGACAGCCCAGCCCAACGGGCAGAGGTCAACGCCGCCCTGCGCCAGGGTGGCATGATCGCCGTCGCCATGGCGAAGCACCTGACGCACCTGTACAACAAGAGCGGTGCCCAGACCAAGGAACCTGCAGCCGTTGTGCAACCCGGCGCAACGGGCAGGCCGGAAGCATCAGGCCCGCTCACGGCCAAGGCTTACGCACAGGAGTCCCAAGCTCTTCGTGCCAAGCTGGGCTACCGCTTCGACGGCAGCCAGGAGCAGATCGCTCTGGATGCCCGCCGCCTTGCGGCCCGCGCTGCGGGTCATTGATTCAGTACCGTATAAGAATGCCGAAGTGTCGGCTTCTTCCCACATAGAAAAGGAGCCTTTCAATGGCACTTGACGACGCATACACGATTGTCCGTCCCGGCGCTGCCGATGGTGGCGCAAACGTCCGAGCCCTTCACATCGAGCAGTTCACCGGCTTGGTGGAAGGCACCATCGAACGCATGTCCGTGCTTGCCCCGCGCATCCCGGTCAAGCCCGTCCGTGGCACCTCCGTCCTGACGAACTTCGCTGTTGGCAAGTCCACGATCCAGAAG